GTCAAGAAGACAGAGCATTCCATCAATCGCGCATCGTCGCTGTAAATCTCGTTGATGTACTTCGCCCAATACTTTCGGAACATAAAGTAGAACGGTATGCCATCTACCAGTGGATGAGAATCATCATCTGGATAGTCGTATCCCCAATTTAAATGCACCGTAGTTGAATCGACAGGCAACGTACTGTACGGACTAAACAATGGATACTGCGTAACCGATGTTGTGTCAACTATAAAATCGTAACCGTTATCTATATTTTTTAATCCGTTGTAGTACGCTAATATCGGTTTGTTGCTGATGTTCTGCGCCCCGTTTTCCGAATTAATCCACTGGCGACTAACCAGCACGTTCGGCACTAGGGTTTCTTCCGTTTGCGAGTTTTTACGAATTGCCTGACTACGAAACGGAACAAATGTTCCGCCAATAGTTTCTTCATCAACCGCAAAATCATTCTGGTTTTCATATGTGTATTTTCCTTTGACCCAACCCCAGTTACGTTGCCACCATTCGTTACGATGGTCTTCACCTTCGTGGTCTTCAAAGATGATTCGCTTGCTCTGTAACTCGGTCGTGGGTTTAATTATCTTGTCTTTGCTTAAATCTAGCTTTGCTGTCCAGTCCTTTTCCTCTCCATTAGTGAAGTACGCAAGGGCTGTACTCACATTGATACGTGTAGGCGTATCGTTGTCGTATTCAAGGATGATATTGAATTTGTCAATGATAGCTTTTAACCATTTGTCCAAAGTCATATCAGGCATATTGGCTGCCATATCCACAATTGCCCCAGTAGGATTCTGCGTGTTGTATTGTGGCACGCTAATAAACGAATCGCCTATACTCCCTGATGGGGTAACCTCAACTGCCGCAGAACAGTTCGCCCCTATGTTCACTGATACGCTATTTCCTGATGTGACGTTCATAACAAATGTTTGCGTATACACATAACTCGAATTAGCCGCAGCAGGAACAATTACTTGGTCGTTAAATGTCTCGTTTGGGCTTTCGATGTTTACGTTTAAATAGTAATCTGCTCCCGCCGTGGTTCGAGTCACGAGTTGAATGAAGAAGGTAAACGTCCCTGTGAATGGGGCTACAAACAATCCACTTTGAAACAAATTGTCTGGGTCAAAATACGCCCCTGTTTCATAAGTAAATTGTAAGGTTGTAGTCGTTTGGCTATTGGCAGGAATAGTCAACAAACTATTTAGGCGCACCTTAGCACCGTACATAGGTCGTACTGCTACCGACTTCTGCTCTGTTGCCGTCAACATATACAACTTCTTCCAGCGAACAGATTTTAATTCTGAATCCACAAATGATGTGTACCCAGCGTAGTTGAGTATTTGGTTAAACAGGTATTCAACTTTTATAGCTGGCTTTAAGTGGCTAGGTTGAATGACCCAGTTATTGTTGATTCCGCTAAATGGAAAGTTGCCCGCTAAAAACCATCCAAATGGGTATTGACCGTGGTCTACCAGGGGATATACTACCGTAGCGTCGCCTACACTTCCGTTTGTGATGTCATTGGTTTCCGTCCAAGAACTAATGATGTTTGCAGCCGTAAGTGCGTGGTCAGTATCCGTGCCTATGAAATCAAACAAATCGCCAAATGACTTCCCGCGTATTGCTCGAAACAAATCGGCAGTAATGCCCATCACGTTGACGCTATACGCATCGTCGTTTACTTCATTCAATTGAAGAACACCACTCAATACCAAGATACCATCATCCAGCACCTCGACTATGGTATCGCTATATGCTGACCAAGTAGATGTCGAGATATTGACGTTGTGGTAATGCTCAAAGAATTGGTTATTCTTCTTTGTGCGTGGGCAATTAAACGAAAAACTGTGCGGGCTACTACGCTCCGTCAGTTTCGTGTTGTTCTGAATTTCAAAGTTTAATTCTATCCGTGGGTCTTGTAGGTCAAGGCTGACCTGCTGTACGTCGTCTTGAACTTTTACCAGTACCTCTGTCATATCGTGACTTTGTATCGTGATTCTTCAATCGTAACCGTATAGACGATGCCTTTGTCGTTTACGCTTGTCTTAAAGTCGATGCCTGTATCAGTGACTACGCATCCACGCCAGACGTTGCTGTAATTCCACAAAACCATTGGACTGTTCATTATGCTGTCGACGACAAAGTTGAAGTCCTCGTCTTCTGGGTCTGTGTTCAATACCCACTCGTTAGTAGTTCGGACGTTGCTTACTTTAAGTCCGCCTTCATAAGGTAACACGGCAAAATCCGTAGCACCCCCGTCTGCCTCGTAACTGTTACCCCCTACCTCTCGGTATGTGCTACGCTGTATCCTTTCGCTGTGCGTGTTCTTCGAGTAGAAGGTGTAGTAATCCCAACCTCCCAACTCATTCCACCAAGCCAAACGAATGGGCGTGTATTTGCACGCGGGCTTGCGAGTCACCTTGTACTCTATGCTGGTTTCGTTTCCAGATAACGTAGTGCTGCTTGCCGCTTGTACGGTATAGTGAGTCCAGCCTACGTTACCCGCATCGCTAGGTTGCAAAATAGTAACGGAAGTTTGCGTTTCTAAGTTGGCAGGGTAGATACCAAACCAAATCAAAAAATTCGATGAAGTCGTAACTACGCTCGGCACATAGGGAGATGTAAAATACCCTGAATTAAGGGCGGTAGTGCCGTCGTAATACTTGACGTGTATGTAAGCTGGGTTCGATGACCAAGGCGCACTTGTAGTGCCGTTAATTAAGCCTACTATGCCTTCGTCGGTTGTTTGGGCAACCAACTTCTGAGGCTGGTATACAGACAAGAATTTTTTGGTGCTGCCGTCCAACACATAATTGTCGTAATTCGTACTGTCATAAGCGTTGTATACTGGCGTGAACGTGCCGTTGACTACATACGTCACATCGGTAACCCCAGCAGCCGGATATTCAACTGGCGTGTCAGATGTCGTGGTAGCGTACTCGTAGTAGAACTTGCAACTGAACTTGTTCATAGCATCTACGTTACCAGAAAACAATGCGAGGTCGTGTTTATTTTGGTCTTGCTGTTGGTAGGCGTGAATGACTCCCGACACATCAAACACCCCACAATCGGCTGAGTTCGGTAATTGCTTGAGCTTTGCTACGATAGTTGACTCACGGGTAATTTCACAGATGTATCGAAACTTCGCATTAGAAGGCAGACCTCCGTTTTCAAATACTACGTACACGATTCGGTCTGCTGAACCGAGCAAATCTGGTGTGGGGGCTTGGGTAATGCTTATAGCCATTACAGTATAATTACGATTTCGAAGTTATTAGGCAATTCTTTTTTGTAAAAATGATACAAGTCAGAAGCCATAGCTGCACTAATCCTTGACTCGTACTTTTTAAACAATATACGCATTGTCGGACGTATAAAAGGAGTTGGCTTTATGCCGTAACGGTAGACTGTGATGGCAATTGTTCGCACCAATTGCTTACGAGCAATGAAGCGACCCTTGGCATCCCGCACTGCCTTTATAGGTTTTACGATTGTCCAGCGGTCGATAGCTGGAACTAGCTTTCCGTTCTCACCTGTGCCTGACCCGAATTTAAATGGGCTATTTGGGGCTTTCTTTTCAGACACAGCACCACGAACGCCCGACTCTACGAAATCCCAGTACGGTGCGCCGTCAAAATCAAAACTTAGTGCGAATTCTTTGTCGTTAATCTTGAAGCTATGATTCATCGACTTGCTCAGGTTGCCCGAAGCGTTTTTATCTTCTTTTTCAAGAATGTTACGCGCTTGCTTAATGACTGCGTTAGCATAGTTTTCGAACTCCTTTTGCGTTCGGTGCATTTCCAGCTTCTTAGTCTCGCCACCAATCGTAACTAGATACTTAATAGAGGGCATTACACAAGTTAGTTGGGCTTGGTACTTTGATGGTAAACGAAGCAGACCATCCCGTAAGGCTGTTCGTCAACTTAGCTGTAAACGGTTCACACGATACAGGCATCTCAAATGACCAGTCCGAGGGCGTAAAGTTGTATTGACCTGACGAAGCGAGATGAAACTCGGCAATGACATCTTGCATAATGCCCAGCGTCTCAGAATAAATTTGCGTTACAAAGTCGCGTTGGTTTTCAAATACTACGGTAGCTACAAATACCTCATACGTGAATTCGGTATGCGTCCCCTCGACGCTGGCTTCCGTGACCTGAGCATACAACAAAGGAAATTTATCAATCGTAATCTGGTCTATGTCTACCTCATCAACGGAATGCGTGTAGAACGATTTTAGTTGCTGATGGTTGGTGACGATAGTTTGAAATACGTCGTTAACGTCGTTTACGGTCTGCATTGATATTTATTTTTTGAGACAAATTGAGGTCTTTTTCGTAGGCTAAAAAGGTAAAGGCTTCTTCTATCAATATACGTGTGACTCCTTCCATCTTTAATATATCGCCGTCCGCTAGTTGATAAATGATAGCGTACCATCCCCATTTCTGGGTCATTTTATTTTGCTCTCCACTACTGGTGAATAACGCTCTAAATCGTTGGCTAATAGAGTCTCGATACGATAAAAAAAAACCACCGCACCAATTGCTATGTCCATCGGGCATTCGCCCATCGCATCGACTTTAATCTTGCTAGGGCTGTACGTTTCAATTTCATACAGCTTTGCTTTCTTGTTAGTCACTTGACGATATAGTACAGCCATCACTTCTTGCAAGTTCTCATACATACCTTTCTCTAAGTACGTTTCTAAATCGGCAAACTCGCCTACCGTCAGTTCCTGCATATTTGGAATAAACCCGTATTCCACACCGTGGAGCATAAAGGTTTGCATAAGCGGGAAGTCTTGAATCTGTGGTTCTTGAAATAGCCAGTACAAATCCTTGGTCAACTTGGCTATGTCTTCTACGTGCATACGCTCGACTAGTTCTGCGTCTGCCCCACACAACACTTCCAGCACGTCGCTAATGGTTTTCTTGTTTCGCTGCCCTTCTTTCCATCGCTTCATCATCTCTTTGTATTGAGCGATAGTAATGTCTGCGTAGCTCTCTGGAATTGTAATGCGTACCTTCATTGGATAAAGTATTTGCCCGTTCTACGAAGCAGTTTATTGAGACAAACATACCGCACTGCGTCGATACAGTGATTCCATTCGTCTTTGGGTTGATTGAGTACCTTGCCGTTTTTGTCGGTCATCCACTTGTAGTTGCGGAATTCTTTTTGAGCATTGGTACTCGTGTCTTTGATGTACAGCTTGTACCTACGCATCAGGTCAATACCAATCCTCACGCTGTCTGCTCCTTTCTTAGCTGGTTTGATGTTGAAGTTCATACGGTGAATCTCCTCGATACTCTTCGGCTCACTGCTGTCTGCTATGATTTCTTCGTGTCTTGTAATGCCCAAATCCCTCAGCTTGTCGCCTATGTCGCTGTTCGTTAATCCACCGCTGTACAGTACCTCTTCAATATACAGAGCGTGGTCGTGTTCATAAACTTTGACTAAAGCCGTCGGGTCATTGGCGTATCCCCAGTCTAATCCCCAAGCCAAAAACTTTGCTCGTGCTGGCAACTCGCTGTACACGTCAGACCTAAAGATGGTCTCTCGGCTAATTCCGCGCTCACCTAGACCATAAACCGTCCAGTAGTACTCGTCGGTATCTCTGAGCCTTTCAATCTCGTCTATGGTCTCCTTATTGAGAAATGGGTTGTCTAGGTACGTTGACTTGTAGAACGACGCATCGTCGCGTGGAATTACGTGGTCATATATCCAGTGGTATTCATCGGACGGGTTGTAGTCCAGAATCATAGAAATGCCTTGGAAGTCATTGGAGGTACGCAAAGCTAACTGCCTGTACGATTCAAGGTCTAGCTCATTGGCTTCGTTGATGAAACAAAACTGCCGTTTCGCCCCTCGTATCTTTTGAGGCTGGTCAATGGAAATGAACTCCCACGTATTTCCAAATAGGCTGTACGTGTTTTCTGTCTTGTTGTGGTTGCGTTCGTCGTACCAATCCTCTCTGTCTAAGATGAAGAAGAAGTCCCGCATCACAGATGCACGCAAAGAAGGAAATGATTTCCGCACTACGGTGATGAGGTAGCCTGCGTTTGGATTGCGATAACACCACTCGCATAGCAGTGTAATAGTTGAGAAAGTCTTGCCACTACGAGTCCCACCTTGCAGTACGGCAATTCTGGTCTTGCAGTGCAATAAATCGTAATATGCTTTGGCTTGACGCATCTAAACAAAAATAGGGCTTTCGCCCTACTTTCTACAGTTTCACTATGTACTCTGGTGGAAGCTGTTTGGCGCAAGTTGTTCCGATTCTGTACATCCCCGTGTATCCTCGGTTATCGTCGCGCCCCTCGTCTTGAGGATGGATAACTTCGCCGCCTCCGTAAGTGTGTACCCAGAGGTTACCATTTACTTCTTTGCCACACATACAGCAGTGTTCATCGGGTGTCCAGTTGTCAGTGTCGGCTGTGATTACAAATGTTTTCATTTTCGCTTGGTGTTTAAATCTGTACAAAGATACACATCTTCCACAAACAAGCAAACATTCTACATATTTTTTTAATCAATCAAAAGGTGTGTCGTAAATAAATACAGGTGCGTTATCGCCTGATGGAATGCCTCCAATGATGTTGTAACTAAAG